CGGTCGACAGTGAGTTGACACAACCGAAGTCTTCCCTCTACAAGGAGCTTGTAGTGGGAGTGTTCGGGTGCGTCCACATCGCTACGATCTATTTCCCATAACTTTTGGAGATAACCACCTATGTAACCAGATATGTCAACTTGCGTAGACACACGGGTCACACCACACACAGAGAAGGCTTGTAGGTCTCCGCTGTAGTGTGGTCGGCAGTCGTCCCACTCCGCCCATAGGCACCCCTGTTTTCCAGGGGGGCCCCAGTGTGCGCGGGGCACAGCTGACCTACATTGTCGCCACAGCTTGAAGAACCGGTGGTCTACCCGAGGGTAGTCCCCGACCCAGCGAACTATGTCATTATGTAGATTTATGACATCATTGATATCATTAGGGAGGTGAGTCACGAAAAACGGTTTCACATCTCGGCCATTAAAGTAATGACCGCCACAACTCTCGCGGAACTTCCCAGAAGAGAAACTCTTCTCCCGGTTGATCTCGAAGCCACAGTACATCATGACTTCACAGACCAGGTCCACGTATTGTGTCGGTACGATAATGTCATCGCCGTAGACTGAAACTAAGCTACTACTATTGCAACAAGCTCTTACCAATGCATAAAACAGGGCGGTCTCCACCTCAAAGGTGTAACCGTTTCCCATCGTTGAGAGTTTCTCCCAGCGAATAAGGGACCCATCGGGAAGCAGGCCGAACTCCTCGCGGAGATCGAATAACACCTGCGCCCATTGCTTTGGAAACAGCTCATCGATCAGCGACACGCAGATAGAGTCACTAGCCGCCTTGAGGTCAAGGGTGGCTAGAGCCCCTGTCGCGCTGCCGATCTTCGCCAACACCCGGTGTTCAAGCTGGGCGTCTTTGTGCAATAGCCTCGGGCCTCGCCGTAACCGCTGTAAGATCAGTTTTCCCACTCCTTTTTGGAAGAAGCAGTTCCACGTGGATGGCTTACAAGCAGTACGGTCGCGCTCGAAGTTCTTTGGTACAGTGAAAACCTTATTGTACGTGCACAGAACAACGTCTTTGCTGTACTCTGGGACTAAATCTAACCCAGCCCACCCTTCGAAGGCGTGGAGATAAGGTAGTGCCTTTGGTGTTATATGGGTCGATAAAGCCCATTTATTATGGATCCCAGCGGTTTTTCGTGGGAACTCATTTGTCGCACCAGAGCTAAAACCACAAGCCCTAGGTAGGTCTTCCCAGGGGAAATCCCCGAGGACAGAGTGCAAGATCTTCTTTGCACGAAGTAGTACACGCTTCACATGCCGAGGCATGGAGGGGCGGTCCTCAGATAACACCCGGTATAACGCTTCGTTGCTAACTTTGCACCGGACTTCGCTGTCCAGTAACTGGTTAACACTAGCGTCAACTCGGGCTATCTGGTTTTCAGAGTTAGTACTCTGAAAACGCTTCAGGACATTAGCTTCCAGATAGTGAGCCTTAAAGGACTTACTATCGTTGGCAGCCAATGCCTTCTGGAAGTCCTGTTCCATAACGGAACTGGACAGACGACCAGCATCGCGCAGAGCGGGAAAAACATCTTCCAGCTCTTGTTGCAATGAGCGTAACACACCTTTGGCAATCGGACGAACACTCCTACCTCCCCGTAAGCCCTTAGGGCCCAAGCACTTTATGGCTCTATTTGTGACCAGGGAGTTCTTTGTTGCGTATAGCGACTTAGAAGCGGTGTTCATTTCTGTTCTCCAAAACTAAATTGAGGAGGTAACTAATCAGACGGCGATGGTCAAGTGCTCAACATACTCTTGAAACTGAGTAGTTTGGACGAGATCACGGATATCCGTTAGCACAGACGTCCGATCCGCGGGTGTAGATAGCTTATCGTAACGAACGACGATGTCGACGAAAACGGTTCGCAGTACTTCACCGGGACAGGCACAAGCGGATGACTCGGTTTGGATTGTCGGTTTGACAATCTTGAACCGCACGTTGGTCTTCTCCTTGGTGTAGTTAATCGTAGCATCAATGGTTTTGAAGCCAGAGACTACACCGGCAGATGTTTCCCGCCAGGATGAACCGTCGCCGCGATAACCGAGGCCGTTGTACACTTTCGTATCGAGAGTGATATTAGACATATTATGTCCTAGTAGGTTAAGCTAATGAACGAAGTTCTTTAGCACGGAAACCGCGTTGGCTAACTGAGTTAGACCAATACGGTTAGCTAGAGCTGGAAGAGTCGCTGGCATCACGCCAGTGCTTAGGACAGTGCGGTTAAACTTCTCGATCGCCACCATACACGGAGCCTTTGCAGGATCCGATAACAATGGTAGATCGGGGAATACCCGCGTTGTCTCTAGTTTCTCCAGCGACACAGACCTCTTTAGAGACATAGTCCC